GATATAACATTGGGTGGAGTAGCACAATCTGTTAGAGTGGTAGAAGCAGACAACTATGGAGTCTATACTATAAACAACATAGACTACTTAGGAGTCGAATTTATGATTGAGGTAATAGCATGAGTTATATAGTTATGAGTGGCATTGATGTCAAAGATAAACGCATTGAAGCTGGCACAAAAGTTACTAAACAAGATTTAGGTAAATCATTCAAATGGTTACTTGAACAAGGTATAGTATTAGATGAAAAAGATGTGGAGAGAGCTAGAGATGAAAAAGGAAATTTTATAGCTGATGACCCAGATACTCCAGATGTTGATGAAGCATGGGTCAAGAAGGAAGAAGAATAATGGGTTATGGAAGAAGTTATGGCTCTGGAAGTGGCACAAGAAGAAGGCGAAGAAGAAGGGGAACTGGTAAAAGATAATGGCATTCGTTCATGGTAAAGGAACTAAAGTTCATGTTAATGCAGTAGATTTTAGTCAATATTTTAATAATGTAGATGTAACAAAAACAGCTGATGTAGCTGAGACAACAAATTTTGGTTCTTCTGGTGCTAAATCATATATAGCGGGAGAAGATGATGGAACATTTTCTTTGACAGGATTCTTTGATGCTACCGCAGATGCAACATTGCAACCATTACTTGGCGGAGCAGATTTTAATTTAGTTGTTGGTATTGATGGCTTAGAGACTGGGGACAGAAGCCAGTTTGGTTCAGCTAACATTACTAACTATGGTGTATCAAGCCCAACAGGAGATGTAGTTGCAACTTCAATAGATGCTCAAGCAGATAATGGAGTTACAGTAGGTCTCATTTTAAATGCTGGTGCTTTTACAACAACAGGAGTGCAGGGTTCTGCCAATGACAACTCAGCGAGTTCAACTGGCGGTGGCGGTGCATTCTTAATTGTTACAAGTGTTAGTGGTACTTCTCCAACTGGAGATGTAAAGATTCAGCATAGTGCTGATAATGTAACTTACGCAGACTTGATAACATTCACTCAAGCAACAGGTGCTACGAGTGAAATTAAGAAAATAGCTGAAGGTACGACAATCAATAGATATGTGAGAGTACATAATACGATTGGTGGGTCTTCAACTCCTACAATAAATGCTATTGTGGGGTTTGGAAGAAATAATTAAGGAGAAGAAATAAATGGCATTTGTACATGGAAAAAGTTCGGTTTTTAAATTAGATAACGCATCTGGTTCATTGACTGACATAAGTTCTTTTGTAAATAATGTTGATTTCCCAGAGACAGCTGATGTTGCAGAGACATCTGTTCTCGGAGCATCTAATAAGACATATATTGTTGGATTAAAAGATGCAACGATTGGTCTCACTGGATTCTTTGATGCTACTGCTGATGCAATATTTGGAGCAGTAATAGGTCAAAGTGCTACTCTCTCTTTTGAATATAGCCCAGAAGGAACAGCTTCTGGAAAAATCAAATATACTGGCGAATGCATACTTACAAACTATGCACTCAGTTCTCCAGTAGGAGATGTCGTAGCTTACAGTGGAGACTTACAAGTATCTGGTGCAATCACAAGAGGAA